TGGGGATGACTGCCAGCTCCCCGGGCGAGCCGTTACCCGCCGCGCAACAATCAGGTATTGCCTCTGCCTACTCAGAGAAAAAGGCTGGGCCGGGATATGAGGTAAGAGATCCAAGCCAATTTGCTAATACAGGTGCGTCAAAAGGTATTGACTTAGATATGTTAAATCGCGCTGCAAGCGATATATCAAAGTTGTATCAGAAGCCTGATACAGCAGGCTCTGTTCAAAGTGATACAGAGCCTCGTTTTGAGCAGCCTAACGTGTTCACGGGTGGTATACCTGCTGACTTAGTGGAGGCGATGCCAAATAAACCTGCTCCTGTCGATCAATCCGGTATCGCCACCTTAAAAGAAAACACAATGCCGCGATTTAATATGGAGAATGTCAAAGCCGCCAACCCACAATTAGATTGGTCAAAATACCAACATTACGATGAAGGTGACATACGGCCGATGGTATACACCGATTTTGATTTGGCGCGAGATACGTATATGAGAACCGGCCAAGGATTGCAATCTCAACCTATCGCTATCGCACAGGGCGGGTTTATGAATCTTGCAAAAGGTCGCTATTTAGCTGGACCGACAGATGGCATGGCAGATAAAATCCCATCATCTATAGACGGTAAACAACCGGCTAAGTTAAGTCACGGAGAGTTTGTGATCCCTGCTGACGTTGTAAGCCATCTTGGTAACGGTAATTCCGAAGCCGGTGCTAACCAGCTTTATAAGATGATGGATCGTGTCCGTAAGGCACGTACCGGATCTACCAAGCAAGGTAAGAAGATCAACCCGGATAAGTTCACCCCCGGCGGGATTGCAGGGTACTCGTCTGGTGGCCCGGTAGCCTTTAACACGGGCGGGTCTACCCCGTCAGGGTTAAACACCGTTGCCGGTGCAAACCCCAACTTAGGTGCTACACAGGAAACCAACCTAGCTCCTTGGGTGGGGGATTATGTTGGAGACATGTTAGGCAAGACTCAGGCTCTTGCAGGAACGGGCTATCAAGCCTTCCAAGGCCCGCTGTCTGCCGGGACTTCTCCCCTCCAGCAACAAGCCTTTACCTCTGCCGGGCAGATCAACCCTCAAGCAACGTTTGATACCGCTGCCGCTCAGCAGTACATGAATCCGTTTATTGAGACTGCTCTTAAGCCTCAACTGGATGAGATGCGCCGTCAAGCTGAGATCTCTCGGTTAAACACCGCTGGCAGGTTAACAAAAGCCGGAGCTTACGGTGGTGGCCGTCAGGCCATTATGGAGTCAGAGCTTCTTAGGAATCTCGGTCAACAGCAAGCTCTTACCACCGGTAAAGCATACGAGACCGCGTTTGATAAGGCGATGGGTCAGTACAACCGGAGCCGGGAACAACAGCTACAAGATGTCGGCGCATTAGCTGGATTAGGCGCTCAACAGCGGCAGATCGAACAACAGGGAATCGAGCAGCTACGGGGTGAGTTTGAGAAACAACGTCAATTCCCGTACGAGCAGCTTAAATTCCAGCAAAGTATGTTAACCGGTCTTCCAATCGGCTCTACTACTGTTACCCCCAATAGAAGCACGATCTCTGATTTAGGTCTGACTGTTTCGCAAGTAGGCCAGCTTTCTAAATGGCTGGAAGAAAACGTTTTTAATAAACCTTGAGCTAATGCCATGCTGAATACACAAATCCCCAGCGGCTTACAGGCGCTGATGCAGGCTGCGCAGATCCTTCAGCAACAGGCATCTCCATCTGCTCCCGGGCCACAAGGTCAACAGCCTACCGTCGCTAAACAGGTAGAGCAAGCTGCTGCTCAACAAGCTATGCCTGACATGCAATCTGTCGGCCAACAAGCCGGGATCGCTGGGCAGATGATGGCTCAGCGCCAACAACAGCAACAGCAGATGGCTCAAGACCCGCAGGCTGTAGCGCAGATGGCTGCGCAGATGCTCCAGCGGGGGATTGGTGGTCTCCCCGCTAATATGCAGTTCCGAGAGGGCGGGATCATCGGCTACGCTGGGCCAGAGGGGTCAGACGTTAGACTCCAGCCCATCCCTGACAGGGAACCCGCTGAGTTTGACGACAGCCTATCCGCTAAAGCACAGCGAGAAATTGCTGAAATGGAAGCGGGGCAAAGGGTGAACCTTTCCCGGGATGTGGAAGTGTTCATGTCACAACAGAGGCGGGATGGGAATGCGGAATACGCTGAGCGCGAACGGCAGAGAATGCTACAAGAATCCCGCACCATGGCACAGCCATACGTAGCCAAACCAGATCTTCCTGCCCAATACACCCCGTATCCAGTACGCGGGCCGATGCGGGCTACAACTAGCGCCCCGGGCATTGCTGCTGTGTTGGAATCAGAATTCAAGCGAGGTGCTGAAGCAGGTCCGGAGCCTCGTCCTGCTCCCCGTGCTGAGCCTCGTGCGGAGCTTCGCCCGGAGGCTAGGCCTGAACCCGGCCCCGAAACTCTTGCAGTACCGTCTGGGATAGCAGCGGTTGCTCCACGCACTCGCCCTACCTTCCAAGACATTGCCAAATCAGTTCCGGAAGATGAGGAAGCTAAGAAATATTTGGCAGATCGAGAGGCGATAAACCGCCGAATGTTAGAAACCCGCAGGAGACAGGCAGATCTTGCGCAAGAAGGTATTGCCGCTATTGGGAAAACAGAAACAGAGCGCAAGCGCTTATTAGAGCTACAACGCAGTGAGGATGCCCTCAACTCCTTTATCCGGCTAGGTCAGGCGCTAAGAACGGGCGGCGATCAATACATGGCGTATAGCGCCGGTATGAAAGCCCGGGATGAGGCAGATCGTGTAGCTACATTAGCCGGTCAAGAAGCCGTCTTAAAGCTCAAGCAAGCTCAACAAGCAAGAGAAATGGGCGATCTTGAGATGGAGAAGAAGTTCCTAGACGAAGCGGCTTCGTACAAAAAACAAGTAGACGACGCCCGGAGGTTGAAAGCTAAGGATATAGCAGACTTTGAAAAGAGCATCATCCCGGCAGAGATTCAATCTGCTACCGCTGCTGCTAACCGCGCACAAGAGCTTCAGTTAAAAATGGCAGATCTTAAGCAAAGAGCCGAAGATGCCAAAGACGTTAAACTTGCCAATCAAGTAAGGCTGGCGTCAGAAGGGCTAGCTTCTGCGCAAAGGAAAATTGCTCAAACGTTAAAGGATGAGTTCCCCAACTACGCGCAAATTGTCAGCCTTCAAGGAATTAGCGGAAAACTGGACGACAACCAACGAAAAGTCATTACCGACTACGAAACGCGCAAACGAGAGCTTGAGGCAAGCTCAATAGCGCCTATTGAAGCGTTGATTACTAAGCTGGCAAAACAATCCGGCTTAGAGCTTCCAGAAGCTAAACCTGCTCCTTCCGCCGCTCCAGCCATCCGATACAATGCGCAAGGCCAGCGAATTCAATAAGTGAGACATCATGGCACTGTACGCGGAACTGTTTGACGGGACGCGCTTAGAATTTCCAGACAATACAGATCCGGCAGTGATAGACCGGGTGGCGCGAGAAGAAACCGCTAAGCGCCAGCCGAAAGGTGAGTCTGGCTTCATCCCGGCGGTTAAAGCCTCTACGCAATCCTTGCTAGGTGAAGCTGCCCTCTTAGGAGGGAAGCTGGGTCTTTTATCACCCGAGGAAGCTCAGAAGAAGTTTGAGGCCCGGGAAGCAGAAGCTAGACGGATCTTTGCTCCTACTGAAAGTTGGTCTGACGGGGCGTTTACTAAGTTTAAGGAACTGCTAGGCGGTTCTTTACCGTATATGGCTGCGCCTATCGCGGCTGCTGGTGCTGTTGCTGCTGCGCCTGTCACCGGGCCTGCTGCAATCGCCGCTGGTTTGGGTGCGGCAGGCCTTACGTCTGCTGCCCAGTTTACCGGGTCGAACCTTGCTAGACAGCTAGAGACAGGAAAATCTCTAGACGAAGCTAGCTTAGGTGCTGCCGCTGCTGCTGCCGTCCCTCAAGCTGCGTTAGACGTAGTAGCCTTTAGAGCCGTACCTCTTATTAGGCAACTCTTTACCTCTGTCGGGAAAGAGATCACAGAGGAGGCTGCTCAGAACCTTGCCAAGCAAGGTATCACTAATACTATTAAAGACTACGCCGTCACTACCGGTAAGACCGCAGGTGTAGAAGGTCTTACTGAGTCTGGTCAGTCGTTCTTAGAGCGCCTACAGGCTGGGTTAAACATAGCCGATCCTTCTGCCCGGGCGGAGTACTTAGACAGCTTTATCGGTGGTGCTGTACTGGGTGGTACGTTAGCTCCTGTCGGTAGGTATATTGAACGACAGAAGCAGGTAGAAGAACCGTTAGCTCCCGGCCAACGTCCGGGGGAGTCATTAGAACAGACCGCTCAACGTCTGAACTTTGACATCAAACAGATGACGGCTCCTCCAGAGAAGAGTCCGTTTCTATCCAGCTCTGAACTCGCCTCGATGGCGGCAGAAGAGAACGGGTACGGGAAGCTTGTACAGTACGCCGAACGAATCAAACAAGAACCGGATAGTCCTGAGAAGCAGGCTTCGTTAGAAGCCGCTATAGAACTCCGTAAGAGAGTCGTGAGCGAGGCAGAAGCCCGTCAGACTCCTACTGATAAGCCTTATCCTTTTGCAGAAGAGCCGGAGAAACCTATCTACCTCACCGGTACTGGGTTGATCGACCTTGTTAATACAAAGGAAACCCCGAAAGACCAGCTTGTATCTCTTTTGGAGTACATCTCTAAAACCAAAAAAGATCCTGCAAGTCCTGAAAGGGATCAAAGTATTGAACAGGCTAGGACGTTATATAACCTGTTACAAGAGGAAGCTAAGAGTAGAGGGTTTGACCTGCCGGAAGCTTTCACTCTCCGGGCGGCGGATTTACGGGCGGCGGGGATTCCAAGAACTGATCCTGTCTACGATCAGGTTAAGGATAAGGATCTTAATAAGCCAGACGAGGCAGACTTTGTTGTCAAGACTCTAGAAGCTGCTCAAAAGAGAGCTACGCCAGACTTGTACGACAAGTTAGAAGGTGTATTAGATAGTATTGATCGTTACCTTGAAAGCCGACCGGGGAGTGGATTTTATGCTCAACGAACTTACCCTCAACCAAGTGGAGAAGGCGTTGCAGTGGCTGGACGACGGGCTGGAGAACAGCCCCCCGCCGAGGGACCTGCTCCATCTGAGCGAGGTGGAGTGGCTCCTGTTACAGAACCTGCTGAGCAACCTGTACCAACAACGAAAGTCAAGCCCGCTCCACTAGCCACTTCTAAGCGTAAGAAAAAAGAAGAGGTTGTTGCTCCGTCAGAAGAAACTGTTCAAAAAATTGCGCAGGTTATTTCGCTTAATTCTGCGCGAGTGCAAAGTAAAGCTATTCAACAAGAAGGCCAAAGTCTTCTGCAAGAGTTAATGGAGCTCGCCAAACAAGGCCGAGTATCACTTGACGAAGTTAATGAGTTAAACAAGAAGCTTGCCGCTGCCGGGAATGCTGAGTTAGGCGCTTGGGAAATATTCCAAGTTGTTAAAGAGGCAAGGAAACGGCCTGCTGCACAAATTGCCAAACCTGTTGCTGCTCCACAACCAACGGCAGAAGCGGCAAATATGCCCGAGGTTGCTGAGCCGCCGAAAGGTAAACCCCCTAAAAAGAGCCTAGCTCAAGTAGCCCCGCAGGTCTCAGAGGCTAAGTTCAAAGAGCTAGAAGCTAAAGCAGCTAAGCCGTCAGAAGCCAAACCGCCAGAAGAGAAGGTACGCGCGCCTGAACTACAAGAGAAGATCGACCAGCTTCAAGGTGTGCTTAGTAAGATCCTCGCCAAGTATGGGTTAAAGGATGTCAAAATCAACCTAGAAGAAGGGATGGCAGATGAAGGCTCTTACTCCGGTCAACTCATTAAGCTTGCTTTAGATCTAGACAATCCCGTCAGGACGCTACGTCACGAAGCCATTCATGCTCTGAAAGAGCTAGGGTTCTTTACGCCTCAACAGTGGAAGGTATTGACCGACCGGGCGCAGAAGGAATGGATTGAGAAGTACCTAAAAGGTCAGAAGGCGGTTGTAGACGGGAAAGAGATGACCCGGTACGACGCCTATATAAAACTCTACGATGGTGATATGAACGCTATCGTAGAAGAGTCTATTGCTGATGCGTTTGCAGATTTCTCTAAGACTCAGCCTCCTGCCGGGATGATGAAGGCAATCCTGAACAGGATGCAGAACCTGTTCAAGGCTATCAAACAAGCTATGAAAGTAGGCGGTTACGACACTGCCGAAGATGTGTTTGGTGCTGTTGAGAAGGGAGAGCTTCCTGCTCCGCCGTCAGCTCCTGTTGCCAAAGGCGCTAAGCCTAGCTTGCGAAAATGGTACGACGAAGGGACTCCTCGGCAACAAGATGAGTTGGATAATTTGCCGGAAATTAACGATTTTAACGGGATGGAGTTTATTCCTGTTAAAGGTTTAGTTAATTCTGCTAATTCCACTTACGAAGATTTTGAACTGGCACCGGGTGTTCGTGAAGTTCCGTTAGAAACGGAGTTTGTAGAGGCCAATAAACGTCTTTATGCACAAAAATCAGAACAAGAATACATATCATCTCTTGCTCAAAAAATCTCCGCGAATCAAAAAATTGAACCTTTGATTGTTGCGCTTGAGCCTGACGGTGAGACATGGGTGTTAGAGGGTCAGCACCGTATTCGCGCTTTATCACAACTAGGGTATAAATCGTTCCCTGCTCGCGTTGTAGTTAGCATGGAAGGTGATCGTAAAGATTACGAACTTCCTTTGCTTAAGCGCGAAGAGCCAAAAACAGATTACAAAAAAGTTGAAGGCCAGCTTACTCTTTTCAGCCTCCGCGCGCCGAAAACCGAACAGTTTAAGAAGTGGTTTGGTGACAGCAAGATCGTTGACGACAAAGGCGAGCCGTTAGTTGTCTACCACGGAACCAAGGCGGATATCACAGCGTTTGATACAGACGCGGAAGAGCTACGTGGGACTACTACGGAGCTAGATATCCTGTCCCCGATGGGCAGTCACTTCTCGAAAGATTCGCAGGTAGCTAACAACTTTGCAAAACAGACAGGTTCTGCCGTCTATCCTGTATTCCTTCGGATACTAAACCCCAAGGTCTACAAGAAAGAACAAGATCTTAGAGATGAGCTTATTCAGCAGAGTCTCAACAATCAAGATGTCAATGACGTTTTAGAAAATCCGGATGCGTACTTAAACTACGCAGAAGGTGATTTAAAACAAGACGCTGATCCTGAAGTCCGGTACAACCTGTATGACGGAGATCCTAAGTACCGTCAGATTGTCAATCAGGCGGCTTTAAATAACCTTCGTGACACCGCCGAAGCAGATGTTGTAGCCGGGTTTTTAAAGGATATGGCCTACGCATGGAAGAGTGCCAATCCTAGCGTTGACGGCGTTATCTACGAAAACGGTGCTGCCAACGAAGTACGTGGCGCTAAGTCCCCTACTTCGTATATTGCGTTCGCCCCCAACCAGATTAAGTCCACGACCGGGAATTACGGTGAGTACGGTCTGGAGTCTGCCGACATCCGTAAGAGTCTTAGAACCCTCCCGACCCTGCCTACGGACGTAACGGATCGCATTAAGGCCACTATCGTTCCCCGCTATCGGGCCGGGTATGTAGAGAGAATCCTAGACGCTATCTCCCCCAAGCAGTTTTCTAAGTTCCGGAAAGAGTTCATAAACCGGTACGACGTTCTTGCTAGGTTTGATAGAGAAGCCGCTAAACAGATAAAGCTGATGGGCGGGAAGGAACAGTTGGCAGACGCTAAAGCTGAATCTGCTGCGCTGTTCGCTGACCTCGGCGGTGGTCTAGCTGCTTCCGCTATGGGTGTTAACGATAGAAAGGGTGGTATCCCTGTCTACGTTAAGAAGTATGTAGTAGAGAAAGACTTCTTAGAGCTTAGTACACATAACACTAAAGCTGCTGCGGACGCTGCCGCTAAAAAGGTTCCCGGCGCTAAGGTCTACGAACAAGGCTATACAAAGGTGATGGATAAAGCCGAAGGGCTTCTTCCAATCTTCCAGCAGTTAGCCACCTACGCTAAGCCTAAACTCGGTGAGCCGGACGCTTACAGTCAGTATCAGTTCTGGGCAGATGTTAAACGTACGTCTAAGTTCATCCTGAACCCGGGTACAGGGAAGTACGAAGAGCGGTTGTTTGAAGAAGATGACATCAAACGCGCTAAAGCAATTCAAGAAGCCTATCCTGAGTTCGTAGAGATTCAAAAAAAATGGCGTAAGTACAACGATGGCCTCGTAGACTTCATGCGGGATACCGGCGTTATCAGTGCCGCCGGTGCAGAGCAGATGAAGGAGCATGGAGACTACTTCCCCCTCTATCGGCATCTAGGAGAGGATGACATCCAAGGCCCACGGCTCTTTACCTCTATCGCTAACGTACAGGGACCAAAAGCTGCCAAGGGTAGCGAGTCAGAAGTCACAGACTTCTTTGAGACCATCGTAAGAAATACACAGTCTGCCATCCAGGCAGGGATTAAGAACATAGCCGCCCGTAGAGCTACAGATCAGGCTATGCGGATCGGAGAGGTTGTTAAGCTAGACCGCCCCCAGTCTGGACCTACGGTTTACCGGGTTCTAGAGGACGGTAAAGAGACCTATTACCAAACTAGAGACCCGATGTTTATAGAGTCTCTTAAGTCTCTCTATCAACCTGACATCCCGTTTATTGGTCTGCTATCTACTCCCGCCCGGATACTTAGGAACCTCGTCACCAAAGATCCGGCGTTCCAGCTAGCTAACATGATGCGGGATTCGTTCTCAGCTTATGTTTCTTCTGGGTTTAAGTTCGCGCCTATCGTAGCTACGATAAAACAGTACGCCAAGGCTATTGCTAACAAGTCTCCCGAGATGACCGCGTTGAGAAATGGCGGAGTAATCGGTGGGTATGATTACTCTCAAGGTGTAGAGACCAGCGCCCGGAAGCTGGAAGCTGAGATCCGTAAAGCCGCTAAGGCTAGAACGACGATGGAGAAGATCGCCTCTCCCGCTACGTCCCTCTGGGGTGCGCTGGAAAAGTCATCTGAGGCCTCAGACTCAGCCACTAGGCAGGAGATCTATAAGAAGGTCTTAGAACAGACCGGGAACGAAGCAGAAGCTCTCTATCAAGCGTTAGAGATCATGAACTTCAACCGGAAGGGTAGGTCACCTATCATCCGGATCCTGACCGCTGCTGTACCGTTTATGAACGCCCGGATACAGGGCCTGGATGTTCTGTATAGGTCTGGTATGAGGCCTCTTAGTGGTGATGCTACCGAGGCAGAGAAGAAGCGGATGAACACCTTCTGGGTGAGAGGCATGATGTTAATGGCTCTCTCATCCATGTATTGGTTATTGACGCACGACGACGAAGAATACAAGGCTCAAGAACAAGAGACCCGGGATAACTATTGGCTCTTCCCCTCGGCAGGTGTAAAGATCCCGATTCCGTTCGAGATCGGTGTGATGTTCAAAGTCATACCTGAACGGATCTTAGAGTACGCATTTGGATCTGATACGGGTAAGGACTTCTTAAAGTCGATGGAACGGCAGGTTGTTTCTACCTTTGCTTTCAACCTGATCCCGCAGACTTTTCTTCCTGCCTATGAAGTAAAAACGAACTACTCGTTCTTCACCCAACGACCGATCATTTCCCCGGGGATGGAGAACATTTCTCCTGAGTACCAAGTCGGACCTAATACGTCTAAGGTGGCAGGAGCGATGGGTCAGGCTCTGAACATCTCCCCCATTAAACTGGATTACCTTATTCAGGGTTATACGGGGACGATGGGGATGTACGCCGTCAACCTGTTTGATGCGTTCTTTGATATGAACTCAGAGGCTCCAAAAGCCTCTAGGCGGTTAGAGCAGATGCCGGTGCTTAGACGGTTCATGGTAGACCCGGAAGCTAGAGGCTCTATTTCTGCCTACTACGATCTTAAGAATAGTGTAGACGAGGTAGTCAGGACTTCTAACTTCTTACAGCGGTCGATGGACTTTGAGAACTACGGCAAGTACATGCAAGAGAATGTACAAATGCTAGCCGTCAAGGACTATATAAACGACCTTGAGAAGACGATGAAAGAGTACCGGGAGATGAAGAACCTTGTCCGGATATCTAACATGGACGCAGACTCTAAGAGAGATACTCTTTCGAATATCGGTAAGTTAGAACAACAACTCACCAACAATATTCAGATGCTCAAGAAGCAGATAGCCTCTCAATAGTAACGTTGAGAGCGTCTAGCTCTTCCATCTTCTTGATCGCCCACATCCTTTTCTGACCGTGCAGGCCTATAAGTGGGCCTTGATGGCAGTCTTTACACAGAGCTACTACGCAGTACTGTAGTGACTGCTTTATGTGGTGAGCGTCACTAGGTCCGGGCGCGTCACACACCGAGCAGGGAAGTTCTTTCACCCGCTGGATGTGTGCGCGTTGCTTCTGTGTCAGCTTATTGTTCAAGCAGCATTTCCGAGAGTTTCATAACGTAGTGCTTGTACTTCTCTGCGTCGGGCGAGTCTTTCTTGCCCTGCCGCATAGCGTACTTGATCAGGTTACCTTTTAAATAACCTATGAACTCCTCCCGGGTCAAGACATCTTCCATCAGATGCCACGGTTGGATCGCTAAATCCTTGTAGTGATTACCACCTGCTTGGAGGTCATCTGCTTTCTGATCGTTCGCCATAATCTCGTTAATCCTCAGACTGTCTTTAATAACATCACCCAACGTCTTAGTCATCGTACCCTCTCGCATGTGGATAACTTGTGGAAAACGTGCTGGTTGGCCAGACAATGTTTTGCGGTTTCTCCGGCGTTTCTATAACCGGCTCAGCCTTTACGATAGCGTGTTTCACCAGCGGCCAGATAACCTGAGAGCCTACGCGCTTCTTCTCAACAAGGTTCGCCCGCTGAAGAGCGGCCAAGTGTCTTGCGGCGGCAGACTTTGAAATAGCAAACTGCTGCGCAATCGCAGAACTCCTGACAGGTTTTTGTAGCGTCTTAATATAAGACAACACTCTTTGCGTCTTCTCCGTCAGATCCGGGTTCTCATAAATCTTCAGCGGCTCGATCTCTAAAGATTCTTTCGCATAAAGTGGAATCCACGAATCGGGAAGGTCTTTCCCATCGAAACGAATTCGGCCACTTGCTTTGTGTATCCATACTACTGGTTTCATACTAGGTTTGACCTCCAAAGAGTTACAACCATTCCGTGAACTTTTCTACTATCTGCCCGGACCCAAGACTCTACATCTACCAGCCTTTCTTTCCTCGCCCGTAGGGCAATAGCTCCCCACGCCCGGGGATCAGGCGGAGCTGGCAGATCAGGGTTAGCGTTTCTTACTTGCTCTGTAGTAAAGACGTTATGCGTCTTAGCATGGTTCTTAAACGCATTGAATGCTATCTCTTTCCATTCTTCTCCGGCGTTAGAACCTGCTATCTCGGCCATCTTATGGCCTAACTCCAGTCCTTCATGCTTGGTCATTTTTACTCCTTAGCTTTGCCTCTATTTGATCAAACAGTTTTCTTGTGTAGCCCTTAATTGGTGTATCACCCCACGGGCCGATGATCTCTTTGATCTCCTCATCCGTCAGCCCTACCCACTTCACAACCTCTACCGGGTCTTTATCTACTCTGTCGTCATAGCAGGAACATCCTCTCTCCCAACACTCTTTGCTAACCAACATGGTTCTTTTCCTTAAGTTTTGCATCGACCATGTAAACCAACGATTGCCAGTTGGTTCTATCGCCGAAAGTGGCGCGATTAACTAGAGCACGCGCTTCGTCGTCCGTCAGTTCGACCCATTCTCGCGGTGCTGCGGGTGGGGCGGTGTAGAGCAATGTTCCTATGGGCAGTCCGTTAATGTCGGCTTCCTCAAAGTCAATGTCTCGTTTTCCCAGTGCTCCAAAACAAACCCACGCCACCGGCTTCGCCTTCTGCCGCGCACAGGTTAGGCACCCTTCACCGGGTATCACGGCCTTCCAGCCGCATTCCTCGCACAGTTCGAGTGAGGTCTGGTCGTACCCCTTCGTCCGCTCAACGAAACCAAACGACCGCAGCGTGGCATGGTAGTCATCCCCTGCTCTGATTGCGTCAGCCATCGCGTCAAACACTTTTGCCGGGCCTCCTAACGGATTGTTGCGCTGGTACTGTTCAGCCTGCTCGATGGCAGCGCGGAGGTTGTCCATCGCTGCGTCGATCTCACCCGGCAAAGCAATAGCGTTCTCGCCGACGCTGAGCTGGTTAATTTGCTCCAACACTTCCAATGCCTGCTTCATTGCTTCGATGCTCATGGCGCGTACCCATCCGAAATGACTTTCGCCTTAGCCTCTTCTATCGCGCCGATCAACATCAGCCGATCAGGCACCATAGATGTCTTGATCTTGAACTGACCACGATCTTTCCAGAATGACAGAATAATCACCGTGTCTGGGTTCTCGTCCATCACATCTTGCAGAGCTTCTTGTGCGGCCTCTCTGTATTGGTTTGGGATGTCTACAGGTTTTAGTGCGCTCATTTGTTCCTCCACAAAAACCGCAACGTCAGACCATCAACGAAGTGCTTCTTGAACCGCGTCTCAGGTGCCCAGATCACATAGCCAAGCACGATGCCCGCGGCCCAGCCGATAAAAAAGGCTTCGGTCATACCTCCCCCTTCAGCACTTTGGCTGCATACAGATACTGATTGTGCTGACCGCCAGACCGCTCGTGCAGGCGCTCTAGTATCAGGATGCACCGATCACGCTCGTAGGCTGCAACACGCTCTACAACGCGCATCAGAAAGGCTACGTCTTTCTCTGGCGTCTCCGATAGCTCCCAAAACGCTCCAGCTTCTTGAGCCATCTTCAGGATGTCGTCTCGGTTCATTTCTCACCTCGGGATCGGATGGCGGCGGCAGCTTCGATGTATGTCTTGGCGTTAAACGCAATCTGAGCACACGCCTCACGCTCGGCCTTGACTTCCTCCCGCATCGCAACACACGCAGGACGCTGGCACTCAGCATGGCAGGTGTGGATGCCGTCGTAGGACAGATACTGTTCGATGAGGGCAGCGAAGCGTTCAAGTTCGGTAATTCCCCAGCGGTGCGGCATTGTCCACCCATCTCCGCCTCGCAACAGTCCAGCTTCCCGTGCCATCTTCAAGATGCTGTATTGATTCATTTCGCACCTGCCCGGATATATTCCGCCGCCACCTCTAATGCAGCTGCACGAATGTCATTACACCGCTTAGCCAAACGCTCACACAACTGTGCGCATTTCTCTCGTTCAGTTTCTATAATTAACTTCGCAAAGACCGGGAAAGCAGATTCAGACATTACTAACCATTCCTCTCCGTCTTCTACTTCCGTATACGTCCCGGCCCGCTGAGCCAACTCCATCACTTCGTCTTCGCTCATTTTCTTTTCCTCATCGCCGCTGCTATAGCAAGCGTTCCGTAACCGTCTAGACCCATCTGTTCTGTTAGATCTGCACAGTCCTTCCTTTCTGCTTTCCTCCCGGCTTCGTATGCTTCCTTCCAATACTTCTCTAAGCCATTAGCGTTAAAGATCCATCCTGCTGTAAGAGCACTGTGCTTCTCTGCGCGGTTCAGGATCTCATCTCGTTTCATGTTCCTTCCTCTGTTCTGCTTCCATCTCCCTAAGATCCATCGCTACATCAGCAACGCCATGCCAATCGTTCCGGGCGATCATGACCTGTAGGTACTCTATTAAGATGGCTCGCTGGGTTGTGTAGCCGGTGTAGTCTTTCATTCTTCCTCCTCCAAGCTAACGGGCTCTCCTTTAATCCTCAGCCACAATCCGTAGTTCTGCCGAAAGTTCCTACGCCTCATAGCATCAAACCCCGCCCGGGGGTGGGGGTGGTTATCAGCCATCACCTCTCTCAGCTTGGTTCTAAAGTGCCCGGGGTCGATGTCCAGCCAAGTTGCGTACTCTGCCAAACCTGCTTGCGTTTCATCGAACAAAAACCGCATGGCAGTAAACGCTTCTACTGTCATCGGAAATTTGCTGTCTTTGTTCTTGACCGGGGCAGCGGTTGCGTCATTCACCGCTAAGGCAATCACAGAAGATAACAACGCCTGACAGGCTCTAGTCTGGTCATACATTGCTTTTCTCCTGCTGGTCTGTAATGGTCGCCCGGGTAAGCCGAGCAGCTACTACGATTTGATCGCAAAGCTCCTTTGCAGTTAAGTAATCCTTATCTAGACACGCCCGATACAGGTCGTGAACTAGGTTCTTTAACTCATGACAACCTTCGCTGTAATCAATCATCTACCTCTCCTTGGCAATTAAAATCTATACGGAATGCGTAACCGTCTGACGGTTCTAGACGAGGTGTTTCGTTAGACCCCCCAGTGTCTAGGGTTCTATAAAACTGCCACTTTGCTTTTATTTCCGGGTCTTCACTGGGAGGTGACCAACCAAATGACTTCCATGTGGCCTGTACGTCTGTCACTCTTTTGTATACGGTGATATCCATCATTCCTCCGGGACTGCGTAAATAAACTCAGAAGGTACTGCAAGCCTGCCTAGCGGTTGTTCCTTGATAAAGGCCTGCAAAGCCCTCATGGCTCGTTTACAGGTCTCTGCCCTAATAGATCCTACCCATGCGTTAGGAGTCATTAATAGATGCTCCCTAAGACGGATGGCTGCGTTCTCATGCGGGCCTGCCGGTTCTCCGGTGTACATGACCTTTGTGAACCGGGCGATCTTCTCCTCCGGCTCCCCAGCCAAGAGCGCACAAACATACACCGACAAGATCCCGGCGTGTGTAACTTGCCGTTTCTTAGAGATGACCATTCGGTCAACCTTGTGCAGGACTTCGTAGTACTTCTTTATAAACCACGCAATGTCATGAACACTCTTGGGTTTTGTCGTGGTGCCCATGTTGGACATCAGGAAACGTGTGATGGCTACGATGTTCCTGTTGCTTCCTTCAGCTAGACCGCCGATGGCGATGGCGTCATGAGCCTGTCGTTTAGAGTGTTGATCTAAGACAGCCCCTACTTTCTTAGGCAGGCCGTGAGTCACCATGAACTGAACATCACGGTTAGCTTTGATAACCGCTAGGAGACGGTGCTGCCCATCAGCTAAGACGCCATCTTCGTAAAACGCAATGCCTTGATGGGTGAGTTCCCACCTGCCTTCTTTCATGTCATTAGCGTAGTTGCTAATGGCACCTTCCCGGACGTTCCGATTTCGTTTGTTGAACTTATCCAGCCACGACTTCGCCATCGTTGGCGTTACGCTTACTACTTTTGTTGTTACTTTCATTTTCCTTCAATCCTTTTAAAAACTGTTCTGGCATTTTCTCTGTTACCCAGAACCCTGCTTGGTTAAGAGACATCCCGCTGCTGATCATTTCGTCTGATGTCATGCAGCGTCTTGTAGCCCAATCTTTCGGTTTATCAAACACTCGATGTTTATCGAAAGCTCCTATTGAATTAAAGTACTCTTTACATACTCCGCATTGGTTTCTATTTCCTTTAAGCAGTTTCATTCATACGGGCCTTTTCAATTTCCTCGTTAATCAACTCTGCGAAAGATTTCCCAGACGGGAATCGCATTTGCGAAGCTTGGTTGTTATCAATAATTTTCATGGCATGTTCCAAACCGCTGTTAAATCCGGCGGTGTAGGGATTACCTTCTGTGATCCTGATTGAGATAGCTTCCCTCATGAGTTGAGACATTGGGATGTGAGTCTTTTTAGAAAGCCTACTCATCTTTACGTACTGAGACTCTTCTATGTAAGACATAAAAGGTTTCAGTTTCTTAGAAGAAATCGGCATCGTTATATTCCTTTACCAGTTGATCAAACCGTTCCTGAGCTTTCTTGTTTCCATTCAACTCAGATCGTGATTTGATCTCCAGCCGTTTGCATAGCTCCTCTGCGGCTGTTAGTTCTGAGTCAACCCCCAGCCACATCTGAAAGTCCATCTTCTTACATAAGACCGCTGCCTGACTGACGCGGTTTTTATAAAGAAGCTTGGTCTCATCGTCTAGGATTCGTACCATCACCACCATGTACCGCGCTCCTACGAAGTCCCTTAGAAGCTCCTCCGGAGCCTCGTCGGGATGAATAGCAAGGGTTAAAACAAACCCGTTGCTATCCTGTTTGAGCGCGATCTTCTTCCCTTCAAATTCCAGCGGACTCATACGAAGTCGTCTTCCAGATCATCGAACGATTTCTTAACGGCAGGTTTTGGTGCTGCTTTGGGGGCACGGTCGCTAACGTACCGGTCGATGGCTAGACTGAGATAGGTAGAACCTGCTTGGGTCTTACGCTTCCAGCCGTTGATCTTAAAAACAAGAAGACCGTTGACTTGTTCAACCTTGGTCAGGTCTTTAACGTCGATAGCGATCTCTCCCCAGTAGTCGGGGGACTTCTCGTGTTTCTTGGTCTGCGAGGCCATCAACCGGCCAGAGTCTTTGCGTTGTTCGTACATCAGATGCTCCTGTGTTTTACGAGGTAAGTAATCACTTGGGGATAAGAGAAGCTCACCCCGAACTTCTTCTCTAGCTCCTTCTTAACTTCGTCTAGAAGTGTTATGACATC